GGACCGCAATACGTTCGTGGAGTTTGAGTCGGATTCTTACCGCCTTATTGGATACCTTGATGGAATGCAGGGCGATAAGGTTGTAGAGACCAAAAATCGCAAGCGGTTCTGGACGACTCCACCAGCCTATGATTTCATCCAGCTGCGGTGCTATATGTTCATGAAGGGTGAGAAGAACGGCGTTCTGCTGGAGAACTTCCCCGGTCGTCCTCCTCGCACCACCGAGGTCCCGTGGGACGACGAGCGGTGGATGGATATTCATGCTGGACTGTGTGGTGTCGCACGGACAATCGCCAATATCACCGAGGAAGATGCAAAATCACTTGCGAGATCGGTGTTTGCGGCGATGAAGAGTTAGAGACCGCCGAGCCCTGCGTGTCTTCCCGCCTCCTCCACGTAAGAACAGCGACCGACCGTTATAGATGGAAAAAAGTGTTCCTGCCTTTATCACGTACTTTCCCCCATCGGTGAGGTTCACAATCCTGTTTACTTTGAACTTCCCTTGCTTGGTGAGTTCACGGGGGAAATCCGCGGTAATTGTGATTTCCGATTCTTTTATCAGTTGGTTCGGCACAAACTTGCCTGCACCCAATTCGTATACTGCCATTATGTATACTGGTGAAAATGGATCAGGACAGTCTATTTTTGGGTTGGAGCATCTACAACAACAATGAACAGACTACTTCACACTATCTTTCTCGAGAACAAGGACAACAAGAATCTCTGGGACACGTTTGAAGCCGAGTGCCAAAAATTCTACAATGAACCAGCACACAGCTTCACGGAAATGCGGACGCGGGACAACAAGAAGGTCCGGGGCGATATCTTCGAAGACTTCTGCGTGCTCTACCTCAAGCATATCAAAGGGTACGACGACGTATGGCTGCTGTCTGATGTTCCCGACGCGATCCTGGCAGACCTGGGAATGAAAAGGCCCGATGTGGGTATCGATATTGTTGCAAGGAAGGGAAAGCTGTATTCAGCAGTGCAGTGTAAGTACAAGAAGCAGGAGACAAAAACCAAGATTGTTACGTGGAAAGCCCTGTCCACGTTCTACGCTCTCTGTATGCGGACTGGACCATGGGAGAAGTATGTGGTGATGACCAACTGCTCGTTTGTCCGGCACATGGGCAAGAAGTCCAAGAAGGATCTATCCATCTGCCTTAGAACTCTCCAGGGTATCACCAAGGCACAGTGGATCGCCATGTGCGGGGTGGAGGGACATAAGGTAGAGGAGGATGCTGCTCCAGCTCCACTTCCTAAGACGGAGGAAGATGTCCGTCAGGCAAGATTGAAATTCTTCGGTAAGATATAATGACAGCATCTTCCGCCCCTCCCCCTCCCGGTGTTGCTATGCCAGCAGATCCTAAGGCGGCTGCGTCTCTCCCCAAGGATTCGCCCGCTGCCTCACTGCCCACAACCTCGTCTGCCACTGCACTGGCTAATGCTATCCCCGCACTACCGAGCGGTGAGTGGAATGTAAAGACGGTCCTAATTTTCACGTTCGCTATTCTGTGGTTCACTTTTGGTCTTATTGGCTTCGTCCTGTCTCTCGTGTGTTTTGGATACTCGGGATCGGCCGGTGAGAAGATCATGGGTGTTGTGATTGCCCTGGCTCTGGGTCCATGGTTCTTCCTCTACTATTTCTCGAGCGGATCGTACTGCAAGCGTATGCCCCCGACCCTCTTCTAAACCACCAAAACGAATTTGGGGACGCTGGAAAAAATTGAAGGCAATCAAGCAGAACGAGAATGTTACGAATCGCAGATACTTCCCAGGCTCCCGAGGTTGAGACGAACTACACGTTTCCTCTGGATCCCTTTCAGAAATGTGCCGTGGCCGCTATCCAGTCCCGCGAGAATGTCCTGGTGACCGCCAAGACGGGCAGTGGAAAGACGCTGGTGGGCGAATACCAGATCGAGTACTCGCTCAACAACGGTGGGCGGGTGTTCTACACCACTCCTATCAAGTCTCTATCAAATCAAAAATTCCACGATCTATCTATCCTGTACCCGGGCAAAGTCGGGATCATGACGGGGGACGTCAAGTTCAAGCCTCAGGCAGAGGTGGTGGTCATGACCACTGAGATCCTGCGGAACCTCCTATTCAAGATCGGATCGTCTACGGAACATATCGGGAGCACGGCGTCTCTCTCGCTAGACGGTGTTGATGCGATCGTCTTCGACGAAGTCCACTACTTCAATGACCCCGCCCGGGGAAAGGTATGGGAAGAGTGCCTGATTCTCCTGCCACCCCGAATTCGGCTCGTCCTGCTTTCGGCGACAATTGAAAGTCCAGACGTCTTTGCTCAGTGGATCGGTGAAATGAAGCAGGTTCCGACACATCTTATCTCTACACAGTACCGGGTAGTTCCGCTTGAGCACCGGGTTCGTGAAAAGCTTCTCATGGACGAGAAGGACAAGTTCAATGGCCAGGCCTATGCTGAGTACCTTCGGTATCTCAAGGGCGTCGATGATGCGAATAGGAAACATTCTGATGCGGTGAAAGCTCGGGTTGCTGGCGATCCTGTTGTGGCTCGCGAGATCCGTTCTAACGGATTCATTCACCAAATGAACGACATGGTGGACACTCTTCGCCACGAAAACAAGTTGCCGGCAATGTTCTTCGTGTTCTCCCGCAAGAACTGCGAGGCGTATGCGTCCAAGGTCACGTCCACCCTTATTGATGCGTCCGAGGGTGCGGTAATCAAACACAGGGTGAACTTCCACCTGTCTCGGTACCCTGAGCTCAAGATGCTCCCGCAGTATCATACTTTGATGGATCTGCTCATGAAGGGCGTGGCGTTCCATCACAGCGGTATGCTCCCAGTCCTCAAGGAGATCGTGGAAATGCTGTTTGCGGGCGGGCATCTCAAGCTTCTGTTTGCGACGGAGACGTTTGCGGTGGGGATCAATATGCCGACCAAGACGGTGATCTTCACAAGTTACCGCAAGTACGATGACGATGTGGGCGATCTGAGGATGCTGCGGACGGACGAGTATATCCAGATGGCGGGTCGTGCAGGTCGACGTGGCAAGGACGTGCGGGGGTTTGTCTACTACCTCCCCGACCGCAAGCCCGAGGAGCTGGAGGATGTGAGAACAATGATGACTGGGAAGCAGCAGTCCCTGGAGTCGCGGATGGATTTCCACTACGATTTCCTCCTGAAATGTCTTCAGAACGGGACGACGGGATGGTTGGGAATGATGGAGAAGTCGTACTGGCACGACCAGCGGCGGCGTGAGCTCTCCCTACATAAGGCCGAGGTCCAGGAACTCATGGCAAAGTATACGGGTCTGGACGTGTCTGTGTTTGAGTTGCGTGAGATGTACGAGACGCAGATCAGGGCGACGCAGAACGCTGAGCGGAAGCGGGTCCAGTCTCTCCTGGACGGGTGGAAGAACAAGCATGTGGGCCCAAAGTGGGAGAAGGGGTGGCAGGAGTTCAAGGAGTACAAGAAGAACCGGGAGAAGATCGCGAGGCTCGAAGAGAAGATTGGGGCTGCAATGAAGATCGAGGTTCCGTTCCTTGTCAATCTCCAGCGGCTTGGATATGCTGATGGCGAGACGCTCACCGAGCTGGGCGTCATGGCGTCGGAGATCAACGAGGGCAATCCTCTCGTAATGTCCAAGATGTTCGGGCGGTTCAGTGGGCTTGCCCGCAACGAGATGGTAGCCCTGCTCTCATGTTTCGTGGAGGGCGAGAAGACGGAAGAGCCCATTACAGTATGGTGTCTCCGGGTCCCCGATACGCTCAAAAGTGCTCTCTTGGCAGTCCACGTCATCGCCCAGGATCTGTATGCTCACGAGAATCCCAAGAGCCGACCGGAGTATTGGACAATTCACAATTACTGGCCTGAGATCGTCTATCGCTGGATAAGCGGGGACGAGATGGGTGTTCTGTGTGCGGAGTATGGGGTGTACGAGGGCAACTTCATGAAGGCGATCTTGAAGACAGCCAATATCGTAGACGAGTGGATTACCTTGGCGACGTACATGAAAAACCTGGAGGTCTTGGAGACTCTGCGTGAGATCCGGACGGATCTCGTGCGGGGCCTGGTTGTTCCCGACTCCCTCTACCTGCGACTCTAAACTATCCGCCTCTTCCGGCGACCAGCCTTCCGTGTATGTGTTGCCGCCCGCTTATTTGCTGTCGCAATGGCCTTATGCAAAAATGCAACATTTTCCCGATCGATACCTACTGCTTTCTTTCGCTTTTCTTCTTCCCGACCGCGACGCTGCTCCATCAGTTTATCTAGACGATGCATCAGCAGTGCTTTCCTTGACAACTCACGAAACTTCTTGCGACTGTCCATTACTTATTTACTCGGCCGAGAAAGATACGATGATGCGGTTTGGCGTATACTCCTCCCACCGCCGGTCCAGAACGTCCTCGATCTCGTCGGCATCAAGAATGTCCTGGTGCGTCGGCTTGCCGTCTTCGTCTGGCATTTCGCGGTGGATATAGAGTATTCCCCTGATAATGGTCGGTATGTACTCAAGAGTCTTCCCCAGACCGATTCCCACAGTCTGACGAATTGTCCAATCTTCGCCTACCCACTGAGTAGGTCGATCGAGGTAAGAGTACATGTACGCTCGGTTGTGATTTACAGACCACCGGACGTAGACGAGGTCGTCGTCATTTTCATCATCAAATTCTCCGATCTTGTAGTCGTTGTCTGAATAGAAGCTGGGATCATCGGGAGCATTAGGAGGTGGGGGAAGGCGGTTCATCTTTGATCACTCTTAGGTGTGCCAGTAAACAGATTCGTTTTGATCATCTCCAAGACGTATGGTCAGGCGGATATGAATATCATTTTTGGCATACTGTTTCCAGTGTCCGAGAAGAAAGGTCCGCTTCTCCCAGGCATGAGCCGGGCGTCCCATTGGATGGGTGGAGTTCTCAAAGTAGAGCTCTTCAATATCAATATCGCCGACAATCTCCCCTAAGAACCAGTCTAAGCTTGCTCCTATGGTACTACCTGCAGGAGCAAACCGTCCATCCATGAATAGTGTCCCGGACACTGTAAAACACGACACGGCAAAGTGCTCCTCTTCCCCGCAATCTTTAACTGTAACTTCAGCGACTTTCACAAGTTTATTTGCAGGACTAAAAAATGCAGGTTCTCCTGATATCGTCCTTGTAAGCATAAGCATGCACAATACTTCTATCAAACACAATTTACGCCGTAATACGGCGATCGGGGAATGTGACATTCAGTTCCAGGGGTAGAAGAGCCCCTGAATCTGCCACCTCCTCCCACCGCATGTCCAGGATAATCTTCTTCTGGTAATCAATGCCATTGAAGAAGTCAATGTCGTGCCACGTATACATTCTATCTGCCTTGCCTGTGTGGATCCAACGCAGGGTCTGGCCCACTGTCAGGAACTGGTCAAAGTTCCGAGGGGTAGCATCGGCGTGCTCGCGAATGTAGTATCGGCACTCGGGGATGTTCTTCCAGATCTCCAGTTCGTAGTCGTAGGGATAGTCGCCAAGATTGAATTTAAGAGTCATAATAAGAGTGTTCGGCATTTTGAGGTCTAAGTTCTATCTCCATGTTGTCTTACATATCCGTTTTGATCTTTATGTGAAACACCAGACGCTGTTTCCAGGTAGGCTTCTGCATGTCTAGGAAATACGTCACTGTCACAGGTGTTCCCTCCGGCAGGGGGTTGGCACATGTAATTAGACGTTCCCAGTCCGGGATCCATATACGGGTGGTTGAGACCACGACCCCCTTGATATCCTCCAGACGACGCTGGAGAATATCCAGGAACGCCAGATCGCGAGCGTGTTTCTTCGCAAACTTTTGCAGACGATTACAGTCTTCCTTGGCGTTAGGAACGTCCATCCCCTTCATTGCCATCTGGTTCACCACGTCCGCCCATCGGCGAATAGGCGATGTTCCGTGGCAGTACCGCGTCTGAAATCCCCAGTGCTGGACATTCGGAGAAACGTGCTCGTACGTGGCAGCCGCATATGCGAACATTCTGGCATTCAACCCAAGACGTTCGTACTTGTCCAGCTTCTCGCCATCGGGTGCAGAGTGATGGCGAAGCAGGCCCTTTCCCAACCTAACAAGTTCCTCAGCCATCTTCTTGTTGTAGAAGATCATGAGTTCGGCGACCCAGTCGTGCGTATCGTGGAGACGCCGGCCCGCGAGGTGTTCGCAGATTTTTTGAAGAGTATCCATCGGAATCTCGGTGGCCAGTCGGCAGTTGTCGTAAGTATACGATGCCCGGTTGACGATTGTCACCTCCTTGAAGTAGGGCTCGAAAACACCGCCGGCCCAGGTGAAGATCAGGGCGTACCCCAGCCTCCTCTCGCCAGGCAGAAGCGACATCCTGCTCTCCAGTGTCTTGGGAAACATACTCCTGGCAGGTGCACCGCCATCGTAGAGTGATTGCCCGATGTTCTGGGCGTGAGCCATCCACGGATTGGCTCGAACCCACTCTGCCACGTCAGCGATGGTGATGGCCACCTTTGTGGTACCGTTCTCTGTCCAGATCGAGACACAGTCATCAATATCCAGGCACCCCGGAGGATCAATGTTGATGGTGGGAACATCGAGGATCGGGTGGAGACAGTCGGGTACTGTGATGGCGGGGAACTTGGTCCAGTAATCGGGGGAATAGGCTACGTGAATAGCTTTGCGTTCGGCTAGAGGATCGCCACACGTTCCTACAATTTCAATGATTTGGCCACGGGGAAGCTTCTCGTCGCTGATCTTTTCTGCGACGACGAGGAGATTCTTCTTGAGATCGCGGTGGGCCGAAGCCACGATCATTTGGGGGAACACAGTGTTCAAAGGGCTAAAGAGATACATGGGGACATTGCGAGAGGTCAGACCGTATCGTGTCTTGTTGGTGAGTTGGAGAACACCGGCGATGCGTGTCATCTTATTGTTGCGTCTCCCTTACTGCCACGGTTCCACATTCGTTTTGTTCATTTTGGGGCATCGGCCACACGGTGCGGGAGCGGGAGAGATGGATGGAAGGGGTCCGTTAGACAGGACAAAATAGGCCAGGCCGGCCAGGACAAGGATTCCAATCGCCCAGTAAAGTGTTTCGGTCATCCTAATTGTTTTCGGGTAAGACAATTTATATACATAAATGGGCATACCGTACTACTTCATCAGCCTCATCCGAGCCCACAAGAATGTGGTGTCCCGCGTCCGTGCCAAACTCCAGCCCGATATCCTGGCCGTAGACTTCAACTGTTTGATCCACAATTACATGGACGATGCCCGACCGATTGAGAGCGTGGTAGAAGCACTTCTCAAGCTGTTGGACGAAACGTGTCAGCCGAAACTGCTGTACATCGCGATGGACGGCCTGGTCCCCTACGGCAAGATTGTCCAGCAACGATACCGCCGTTTCCGAACCCCAGAGGGTGCTCCGGTCTTTGATCGCAATCAGATCTCACCCGGGACGCCGTATATGAAAGAGCTGGACCAGGCTGTTCGGGCTCGGCTTCCCCACGCCGTAGTATCGTCCACCGATCTTCCAGGGGAGGGCGAGCACAAACTGTTTGAGTGGATGAAGACCCTGGAGGCCCCCCAGCGTCAGAACACAGTGGTGTACGGTTTGGATGCCGACCTCATTCTTCTTTCCCTGACCCAGACGGCTCTCTGTCCCCAGCTCTGGCTCCTCCGCGAGAACCCCAGTTTCCAGTCCAAGGTCGAAGGATTCTCTGTCCTATCCGTCCATGCTCTGGCCGGAGTTCTTCCGATCCCTCCTCACCGGTACGTTGCTCTCTGTGTCCTGTGTTTCGGTAATGATTTCATGCCCCCGCTCGGAATGTTTTCCCTGCGTGAAGGCGGACACGAACGGGCCATGGAATGCTACCTCCAAGCCGGTTCCCCCAATATTATGACGGCGGCGGGGCGACAGGCTTTCCTGCGAGCCGCTGCCACCCAGGAGATAAAGGTCTATCAGCAGAAGATTGCGGCAAGGCAGAATCCCGCCGAACGGGCTATCCTGTCAAGCGACGCCAAGCATTTTGAGGAGCGATACAATCTCCATATCCTGGATGGGGTTACCGATACTCGTCCAGTTGTTCATGCGTTCTGGAAGACGTTTCACTGGACTCTGCACTACTTCTTCGAGAACGAGTGTCTGGACTGGAACTGGGTCTATCCCTACGCTGAAGCCCCTCTGGTCTCACAGATTGTCCGGTATGAAGAATCGGTTCCGACGTGGTCTGGAATCTCCCCTAACTTTACAGTGACGAAGCAACTGCAGTTTATTCTTCCCCAAACGTCCCTTCGCAAGGCACACAAGCGTGTAATGTTTCCCGATGAGTTCTACAACGAGGAAACAGATACGCGGATCCCATGGATGCGTAAATTTCAGTGGGAGTGCGAGCCCAGGATGTCTCTTCCAATCAAGACCGAAGACTTGACAACGGTCCAATCCTTCCAAATGTCTTGAGTCTGAACCCACCCTGCGGCATGCTAAGTCTGGGAATCAGTGCCCCTCCCGAATTTGTCAGGGACGATGACACATTCGCGATGGGAGACACGTTGATATCAGAGAACACAGATAGTTCGTACCACTCAAACGATCGTTTTGACCAATAGTTCTCTTCGATCATATTGAGTTCCCGGATCTTTGGGGCAGTGGAAATTCCTTCAATCGTCATATTCTTCATCCAATCACTGCGAATGTAGGAAAGGTACTCTTGGCGACGAGTAGGTGCTAATGCCGACGGAAGGATCTTTTCCAGTTCTGTTATGCTTTCTGCAAACGTGTACATCTTCCGGTGGTTGCGGGAGTTCACCGAGTTGTGAGCACGCATAACAAACTCTACAACTCCTCGGCGACTTGATTTCCATGTTGGGTTCATGTGTGTGTACGCAGCCACAGCATCGGAAAAGTGTTTCATACAGCTCGGACACAGAATGGTTTGAGTAAACGAAACAAGCCATCGGCTGAACATTTCCTGTTCAAGTGCGGACGGGTTGTCGGGGTACAGTGCAGATATAGAGTGGAGGGTCGCCCATCCTAACGGTCCCCAGCCTTTTGTCATTGTATAGAACGTTTAAGAAAGTAGTCCGGCTCCGACCGAGTCGGCGTATAACGTACGAAGGACCGCGGGGGGGATGTCCTTCTTTTCGCCGCCGATAATCTTCTTCTCGATCAGTTTCTTACGTATTGTCGCGATATCCATGCGAGCAGCCTTCGCCTTAGCGGTCTTGCGGGCCTTCTCGATTCCTCCTTCCGTCATCAGCTTGATCGACTTCTTACGCGTCGGCGGAGCCTTCGACGGGTTTCCTGTCGGGCGGATCTTGGCAGTCTTACGCAGAATACCACGCGGGTACGTCTTGGACGACCTACGGCGACGACCACCCATACCGGGACCGCTCGGCATACCCATCGGCGGCTGCGGTGCTGTAATGACATCATGCCTCACCGACTTGTCCTCGCCGTTAAATGCGGGATCAGTCGCCTCATTGATAATGAGATCTCCGCCTCCCCGTACTTTGTTCACCTTGTACTTTGTAGGATCCGGAGCCATACCTTGTCTTCTTATAGAAAACGGATAAAATGTCTTACGGCGACGTTGTATGTACAAGAACAGGATGGACGCTATCCGGGCATATTTTAAGCAGGGCATTTCTCGATTCTCCGAGTCGCAGGTTGAGCCGTACGAGGACTTCCTTCGTAATAAACTCCCGCTGATCCTTCGGTCGACACCCCCCATCGTTGTGTGGCATGACCAGGACGAGGCGACGAAGAAGTACAAGTACGAGTTCCGCCTATCGTTTGACAATGTGTCCTACATGAAGCCGCGTATCCAGGAGGCTACCGGTCGTCTCAAGCAGATGCTGCCGTGCGAGGCCCGCATCCGTAATTTCACCTACTCTGCCCAGATGTTCGTGGATATTCGCCTGAAGGTCCGCTCGTACAGCGGTGCGGATCTGACCGAGTTCAAGGAGGAGACGAAGCTGTTTGAGGGTATTTCCCTCGGCAAGATTCCCGTTATGCTTGGGTCGTCGCTCTGCGTCCTCAAGGACTACCCGATGTCTATGGAGGAGCTGGGGGAGTGCCCGCAGGATCCTCTGGGCTACTTCATCGTTCACGGTGGTGAACGTGTAATTCTGTCGCAGGAGAAGGTGGCCGACAACCGTATCATGGTATTCCTCAACAAGAAGGCGACCACGAAGCACTCGCACTCCGTAGAGATGAAGTCGCTACACGAGAGCTTTACCCTGCCTCCCAAGAAGCTGGAGATCCGTGTCTCTGCAAAGTTCAATGGTCTGGGGTACCCTCTCTCCATCTGCCTCCCCCGCTTCCGCGAGGACATCCCCCTGATGGTCTTCTTCCGCTGCCTAGGTATTACTAAGGACCGCGACGCATACCGTCTACTCGACGTGGACGACGAGGACTACCTTGCGGCTTCATTCAAGGAGTGTGCTGATATCGGGGTGTTCTCTCAGCAGGATGCCATCGAGTACCTCTCTCACCACCTCCAGTACCCTCCAGCCACCGAGGACAAGACTGGCCATGTCCGTGCCCTTCTCCTCACCGAGTTCCTTCCCCACGTCACGCTGTCCGGAGAGACTCTCGAGCCTGGGGTTCTGGTTGCACGCAAGGTTAAGATCATTGCCAGCATGGTTAAGAAGCTCCTGGATACGGCCAACGGCAAGATCCCACAGGACGATCGCGACGCTTACCCTAACAAGCGTGTGGTGACCACGGGTGCACTTCTCACCCATCTGTTCCGCCAGCTGTTTCAGAAGGTGTGTAAGGATATCCGCTCCAAGTTCGTCCACGAGATCAACAACGATAACTGGAAGCGGTCGGGAAAGCCGCTGGATGTTCTGGTTCTCTCCAACCTGTACAAGATCCTGAAAGTCTCATCCATCGAGGGCAAGTTGAAGCAGGCACTCGCTACGGGCAACTTCACGGTCCAGGGTCTCGGCACCTCGGGGTCCACCTCCCTCTCCAACGCCACCAAGTCTGGTGTCTCACAGGTCCTCAACCGCCTGTCGTACAACGCCACGCTCTCGCACATCCGCCGTATCCAGACGCCGGTGGAGAAGTCGGGCAAGCTCCTGGCTCCTCGCAAGCTCAACGGGTCATCGTGGGGCTTCGTGTGCCCCGTAGAGACTCCGGAGGGTCATTCGGTCGGTATCGTGAAGACGATGAGCCTGATGTCTACGGTCTCATCACACATCCCATCATTCATTGTTCTGAACCGCCTCAAGGAGATTGGTGGTGTCATCTGGGTCGAGAATATGTGGACGACCGGACAGGTCGCGATCCTTGTCAACGGCGTCATTGTGGCGTACACGAACTCTCCCAAGGAGGTTCACGCCAAGCTCAAGGCGTCGAAGCATTCTGGCGAGATTCATCCACACATCTCAATCGCCTGGAATATCATGCTCAATCGCATGCTGATCGAGACAGACGCTGGCCGCCTTGTTCGTCCGATCTTCCGTGTGGTAGACGGCAAGCTCCTTCCCAAGCCCTCCTCGAATATCTGGGATGAGTGGGTGCGGTCGTGTGTCGAGTACGTCGATGCCAACGAGTCCGAGGTTATTCGTATCGCGATGTTTCCCGGCGAGGTTACGCCCGATCATACCCACTGCGAGATTCATCCGCACATGATTCTTGGTCATATGGCTTCCATCATCCCACTCTCGAATCATAATCAGTCGCCTCGTAATGCTTACCAGTCTGCGATGGCGAAGCAGGCGATGACGCTGTACGCCTCAAACTATCATCGGCGGCTAGATAAGGCTGCCTACCTCCTGGCGTCCCCACAGCGTCCGATTGTTGAGACCCAGATCATGTCAATCCTGAACATGCACAAGATGCCGTCTGGGTGCAACGCTATTGTCGCCATAGCCTGTTACTCGGGCTACAATCAGGAGGACTCCGTCATCCTCAACCGTGGATCCCTCAAGCGTGGGTTCATGCGTGGGTACTACTACACAGTGTACAAGGACGAAGAGCACCGCAACGTGGCCTCTGGGCGTGAGGAGCGGTTCTCCAAGGCCAGGCACGAGAACACAAAGGGGTACAAGAACACATCGTACAACGCTATCCAGGAGAACGGTATTCCCATCAAGAATGCGGTAGTACAAGAGAACGATGTGGTGATCGGCAAGGTTGTGAACCTGCGGTCCGATCCGCACGGGTACCTGTATCGCGATCTCTCAACGACGCACAAGAACTCGGAGCCTGCCCGTATTGATGGTGTGTGGCAGGATAAGAACTCGGACGGGTATCCATTCGTCAAGGTCCGCGTGATCTCTGAGCGAACCCCGCAAATCGGTGATAAGTTCGCCTCGCGTGCTGGTCAGAAGGGTACGTGCGGAATGATTCTGGACGAGTGCGATATGCCGTTCACGGCCTCGGGCCTGCGTCCCGATATCATCATGAATCCTCACGCAATTCCGTCTCGCATGACGATCGCCCAGCTGCTGGAGACGATGTACAGTCGTATCGGGGTTCGCACAGGCAACCTGGGCGATGGTACACCCTACTCCCACCTCGGAATGGAGGATCTCAAGGTTCACATGTCGAACCTGGGTCTCCACCCGTACGGCAACGAGATCATGTACAACGGTCAGACCGGTGAGATGATGGAGGTGGAGATCTTCATGGGAACCACACACTACCAGCGTCTCAAGCACATGGTGATTGACAAGGCCCATTCCCGTGGTCGCGGTCCCATCGTGTCTCTGACCCGCCAGCCGTGCGAGGGCCGGGCTCGCGACGGCGGTCTACGTGTCGGTGAGATGGAGCGTGACTGTTTCATCTCCCACGGTGCGGCTGTATTCACCAAGGAGCGACTGATGGATGTCAGCGACCCTTTCAATGCTGGTGTGTGTACGGGGTGTGGGTCTCTCGCTACAATCAATGAGAAGGATCATCTCTATGAGTGTAGGTCGTGTGGTGCAAAGTCCGGTCTGGAGGATAAGACCATTCCTTATGCTGTCAAGTTGTGGCTACAAGAGTTGGAGGCGATGCACATCTCACCTAAAATGATTTCACCCGCTTAGTCTGGCGGTGCCGGCGGCGACGTCCAGCTACCTTTTTGGTTTTACGACGCCGGCGACCGGCGGTTTTTGGCTTTCCGGAGACAAGGGCAACAAGTCCACTGACGGCATCGCCAAGGGTTGCGTCGGATGTGGGTAGGGGAGGAGCAGAACGCAGGGCTACCAGGGATGCCCGGCGGCGGCGGGCAGGAGGGATGGAGAAAGCTGCACGGACTTCGGGCTTCAGTTCACGCTTCATGGCATCCAGCTCGGCGTCTAGTATAGCAATCGCCTCACGCTCCTTTTCCATATCTGCCATCAACTCCTTGAACTTGGAGTCCGTCACTAGCGGCTTGATCGCTGCCCATATCGTCTTGCCGTCCAGCGACAGGAGGCTGCGTCCTCCGTCAACGAGCTTCTCACGTAGGATGTAGACGATGTACACGCAGAACAGAGCAACACCCGTCTGTCCGGCAATCACTCCGCTTCCAGCCGCAACCTGTGCAGAGAACTCAAGGGCAGTCAGGGTATTGGTGAACATTGTTCCAAACGTAGGCATGGCAGCGGACACATTGATCAGGCCGTTGACCACGGCTGTTCGCAGACCCTCATTGACTCCTACGACCACGGCTCCCGCGGCTGACGCCCACTTGAGAGCCGCTACAATATCCACCGGCTTGGCCTCGGCCTCCGCGGCCTTGGCATCAATCGCCGCTGCCATATCGGTAGTAATCTTATCGACTGTGGTGGCTCCACGACGGCACTGCGTAGTAAAGAACTTCGAGATCGCACCTCCGAGTTCGCGGAACCCGCCACCGACCTTCCTACGCTTGCGGCCGCCGGACGCGGCCGGTTCGGGGACACCTAGGCCCACAATAGCTTCGGACATCACATCTGCCAGCTCTGGGTCGCACCCAGCACTGTATACACCCGCAAGTGTAGCTAGAACTTCATCCGCAGACGCTGGAATTCCCGCCTTTGCCGCTGAACCGTACTTGTGCAGGAGCGTCACTAACCACTCTGGTCGGTTCCCAGGTGGGATTTCAATACCCTTAGATTTGGCCATACCGATAAGAGCGGCCACCGCAGATTGGCCTGAAGAAGACATTATTCATTAGGCAGAAGATATTGTGTAGATGTAGTTGTTAGATAATCCATCGAACGAGGTGAACGAAAGTTGGTTCTGGCTACTCAGAATTGGCGACGTATAAATAGTTCCAGATACGTTGTTGTACACTGTACCGTTGGTCGTGTTGTTGGCTGTAACCGTGCTGGGAAACGTTGAGGGGGGTACGTACTTGTACACAAACCCTGGAGTTCCACATACATACAACGAGTTGGTTCCGTCTATGACGGGAGTAGTTCCTGGCAAAATGTTCGTTTCGGCCGAACGCCAGAACTGCGTCACATTCCCCCCGTTCGCATCAATGTAGGCGTTCGCGATTCCCAGGAATCCACCAGCCGCATACAGACGATTCGATGTCGTTGTGAAATACACCCATGTCGTACCTACTTGGTCAATAAACAATAGGGGGGTTGACTGGATTGATCCTATTCCCGAAAGCGTGATAATACTATCGTTGGCTCCTCCTCCTCTCGTCGTGGTCTTGTCTATAACGTAAATAGCCGAAGACTTGAATGTTACCAGCAAATTACCATTCGTGAACGGAGGCTGTTGAATCGGAAGTGTGCTTCCGGTGGCATAAGACCAGTAGAATGAACCGCTATTCACGCTGTAGGATACAATGTTTCCTCCGATAGTCCCTGAAAAGACGGATATTCCATCGGTGGTTAATGAGCTCTTGAATTGATCATCGGGGAGAGATGCTACCCATACATTGCTCCATGTCTCTATATTCCACGCCGCAATAGTATTGCCGTATGCTGCAATAAGGAGATACTGGTAATCTATGAACACTGGTGCACCTGCAATCTGTTGGTTGAGAGCATAACTAAATACTGGGGTCCCATTCTGGTTGATAACGACCAACAACCCAGCATCTGTCACAAAAGATGCAAGACCGGTTGCAGATACGACAACGGGGGTTGATACTGCACCACCCGGCCGGAACGTAAATTGAACCGACGGAGATGCAGTTGCACCCGAAGTCGTGAGAACTGTCAGAACCCCAGAACGAGTCATCGAGTAAATGTACCCTTGGGGTCCGAATACAAGAGGCGTAATGACGCGTGTGTTTTGAGCGTCGACTACCGTTACAACTGAAATTGTGGATGGAGGACGTAGGGATGTCATCGTCCCAGTACTTACGAATCCCTGTGTGTACTGCGTTGTCGATGTTTCTACTGGGTACACGGGATCTACTGGAGGAGAGGGAGGATTGCTTCCACCTGGAAATACACGGCTCGGAGGAATGGTGGGACACAGAATGGTTGCAACGTTGATGCATGATAGACGAACATCTGCAGGGGATGCACGTTTCGTGGGGATTCTTTGAGAAGGAGCAAAGCCCCAATATTCTCTCGCATTGAAGGGAATGACGACTTTCTTACAGAATCCAGGTTGAGGGAGACCACAGTTCACAAATTTCTGTTGGGGTACCTGGGCGGCAATGGTAGATCGCACAAATGGCTGGAACACAACCTTAGTAAATAATTGGTTGCTGAATGTATCCAGACTGGAGATGTATAAGTTTCCGTTGGGATCAAGTATGATCTGATTAGGATATATGAATTGATACCCCCTTGCGGAAGTTCCTAATGTATTGCTTCCGCCCCCTGCAACACACACACTTGTACCGTTTGCAATGTCGTATAGGTACACTCCGGGAACGGTTGATCGCGTTTTTGTGAAAAGGATATCGTTCGACGACAAAATTGCAAGGCCTTGAATACGACTATCTACAGATGCGACAGTACGTTCCTGCAACGTGGTTTCGCCGGATATGAAGTCATAGAAGTAGATGTTTCCAGTATAGTAATCGGTAGTGAACAGACGCGTCTCATCCTGGGTCAACGCGATTCCTGAAAACTGTGAGCTGGATCCAACCGGCTGTTGGTACACAAGATTGACAAGTCCAAGTCCGTAATTGTTGACTGTCGAAATAGCATTTCCGTCAGCTGTTATGAAGTAGAGTGTATTCTGGGAATTCACTACGATTCCTCCGGTGTTCGTGGAATGGACGTAGATATTACTATCTAGGCTCAACGTCCCTGTACGATTGAACTGTGAAAGCTTGAGGCGTAGTAGTTTTCCGTCAGACGGGGATCCGAGAAACAGGTACTTACCGGCAGGGTCGGTTGATAACGAGGTTATGGGTCCGTCTAATGTTCCAGTATACCCCGTAACAGTAACCTGCCGAATAACGTTTGTGCCTTCGTTGAAATTGTAGAGGTTTCCGTTCGATGTTCCAAAAAAGAAATTGTTCCAGTACGATCTAAGGCCGAATAGGGATGGAGCCAGACACATTGCTGAAATCTGATCTCCGTTCAATTGGGATGCAATGTTTGACGAGTATGCTATGACTGCACCACTCATTAATTATACTGAACGCGGATTATTCCTACCCAATGTACGACCGTACGAGGAAAAGAGACACCGCATCATGAATCACCGCACCCCAGTACGCTTCATACCACGATGACTGAAACCCTAGGATCATAACGAGAATAACAATGATCGAGCGGAGGAACGTATTGATCAGGACATTCTTTGTTGGGAAAAGGAACACGTCTACCATTTTCCGTAATAGAAGAGAAAAAAATATCTGATACCTTGACGCGAAGGGTGGGAGGAAACCCGCCGTGCCGCTGTCCGTAAGAAAAAAATAATGTCAGTAAGGAGCATAAACAACAATGGGAGGTGGACTTATGCAGCTCGTCTCGTACGGTGCCCAGGATATCTACATCTCCGGCAACCCCCAGATTACGTTCTGGAAGGTGCTGTACAAGCGTCACACCAACTTCGCCATGGAGGCGATTGAGGTGACGTTCAACGGCCAGGCCGACTTCGGCCGCCGTGTCACGGCTGTCATCAGCCGTAATGCCGATCTGATGTACCGCACGTACATCCAGGTGACGCTGCCGCAGATCTACCTGACGGTCCCGAACACCCGCTTCCGCTGGCTCAACTACGTTGGCCACCGCCTGATCAAGCAGGTCGAGATCGAGATCGGCGGCTCCCG